ATTTGTTGTTAAAACCTGATTAGCTGAACCCTGTCCTTGCGGAAAATTATTTCCATCCAAAACCACTGAGCCAGTTCCGTTGGGGGTAATCGTAATATTCCCGTTGGTGTCTGTAGAGGTTATTGCGTTTCCGTTTATGTTTATGTTGTCAACATCAAGGTCGCCAGTAATGTCGGTCGTGCCAGTGATAGTTGTGTTTCCAGCAGCTAAAGTTCCTGACCCTACAATGTTCGATGAAACATTTAGTATGCCAGTTACATTCACACCACCTGATACCGCTTGCGCTTTGGTGACTCCATTATGACGAAGCTGATTAGCCGAACCCTCTGAAAGAGAATGAACAGAGTTAACCCCGTCTGTATGAATTATTCCCGATGAGTTTGCGTAGACCGTGGCGGTGACAGAGTTGCTACCAACCTGAAAGGTTATGCTCTGACTGTAGCCATTTATTACGTTTATTATTTTCTTAACGCTGCTGGGAAGGGTTACTGTTACCGCGCCTGACGGGGAACCTGAATACTTATATGTAGCAAATCTCGTAGATTGATTGGCTGTGCCATCAGAAGGGGCAGTTACAGTCTGTGATGTGGCGCTGGATGAAATAGAATATATGCCAGCAATAGCCTCATCAATCATATCAAAATTGGTATTAGTAATATCTCCCCAAGAATTGGCGTTCTCGCCCGTTCCTTGTTTTTCAAAACCAATGTTAGTGTATGTTGATGCCATTACAATCCCCAATAAAAAAGCCCCACTTTTAGGTGAGGCAGATTCCTTATTTTAATATATCATACCGTTAACTGATACTGCTGAACTATCTCAGCCAGTTATTCCAGCTTTCAACGTTAGTCGAAGTTGACAGGTCAACCCAAGTCTCTGTTGTAGAGGAAGCCATAGATGTCCAATTTTCTGCTGGGCTGCTTGTGTTAAGAACAGTCCATAATACAGCCCCGTCTGTTGACTGAATGAAAAGGAACTCTTGACCACTAACACCAGAGTACACAGCCATTCCCAAGGTAGACTGAGTAAAGGAACTTTGCGCTGGTACTACCCCCCGCATGACTAGACTGCCAAGGGTTGACTGCGTAAAATTAGCCGACTGTGTAGATAAAGCAGACCGAATTACAATACTTGCAGAGTCCTGAGTAAAGTTAGCTGAAGATTCGGCTGCACCTACAGACGTTATATTTCCTGCTGACTCCTCAGTAAAAGAAGTTATTAGTGTACTAGCGCCAGCCGCCAGGCGTAAACCATCAGATGACAGTGTAAAGAACGAGTCTAGAGAGGCTTCTGTAACCTTTATTCTGTTTGCTGCTGCGCTACTCTCAAAGCTACTTATACATTCCTGTGCGCCAGAGAGTATGGCAGATGCATCAGATGTCTGAGTGAAGTTTATATCACCAGTTAAAACACCAGACATAATGCCTACACCAATAGAGGCTGTGATATCCATTGCGCCACTTAATTCAATAACGCCTGTAAAAACTGGCGTGGCGTTGCCCGAAAGCTCAAAGTCAGAGGTTAAAGTTTCAGAACCAAAAAGCATTACTCCTTGGGAAGCTATAGCCCTTTCGGATAATGCCAGTTCACCGAACATTAATCTGCATCCTCTATTGTTAGAGAGCCTTCTGCTACTAGTTTTAATACTTCTGCGTAGTCAGTATTTTCTTCATCCATAGGAACCCACGACTCAACCCCATTTATTTCAACTACAACAGCAGTATTTTTATTATCTGGGTTGTCTAAAGGAGCCTTATGGTATTTTGCATTTTTAAATATCATAGCTCAGAATTTCCCCTAATATTTATAACAGAGTTATGATTAGCCGGACTTTTGTAAACGTATCCGCCTGATTTATACACACCATTAAAACCAAGACCGCCAGTGTTAGTATCTGCTGTTACAGTTGGCACGGCTCGTTTTTCTTCTGTCCAATAATAATTTGCTAATGACGCGGTAGTGTAGTCAGTCGGGTATACATTACCCTCTAGTAATTCATAGTACCGTTTGCACTTGCGTAGCGTGGTTGCGTAGTCCTCATGTTCAAACGGTGTAGCTGTATCTCCAATTTCAAGCTGCACTTGAGATAGGTAAAAGTTATTGCTTGTACTATCCAGCCAGTTTACTTGATTGGATGTGGTATAATGCGCTGCATTAGAAGACCAAGTAGCATTTGTACCATTTCCATCCGAGCCAAACGCAAGATTAAACGCAAGCTGAAACCCTAATGCATTGCTATTAACTAATGCCCCTCCTGATGCTGTAATAAATGATGTGCTTCCAGCCGTAGGGCTTATAGTAATGGTTTTCTTTTCCCATGTATTTGCCGATGAAATTGTGTACTCATTAGGAATTATATATCCTGTGTTATACGCTTTATATAAAGCTACTGTGTATGTTCCAGTTTTGTTAGACTTAACCCAAAACGAGAGCGTTATTGTTTTTGCGGATGATGTTCCATATTGTAGCGGTTGAAGATTTTGCGCCTCTATATTTTGGTAAATAACAGCATACTGAGCAGCCCCAATGCTCGCATCAGCCGTAGTGCATTTAGCAAGAAACGAATAACCTGTTCCTGTCGGTGTATCAGTTGATTGTTCAGAAGTAACCGCACCGTCATTACTCAATAACCAACCCCACCTATCAACCGTATTTACCGTATTATTTACACCGGCTGTAGCTGCGGTGGCTCTTTGCCAAACCTGCATATCGCCATTGATGACGAAATTTCTGTTAGACAAGCCGCTTGCTGCCGGGGAACCTAAGTCAGCTATTTCTCTTGCACGACTCATAACTTACTCCGGCTTAGTAGGCCACTTAACATCATCAAGGCTAGTAGCGCTTTTAGTAATATCACGCAGTTCCTGACGGTATGCTTTACGCTCATCGCTTATTGTAAGGTCACTAGATGCCCACCAGTCTGTGACTGCAAGGCGGTTGTCGCGCTCTGCCCGTAGCAGCTTCATAGGCTCTGCCGCCTTTAGCTCGTCAGCCTTTGCTTTGACCGCTGACCAAGTTGTACCCCAGTCATCAGGGTCACTGCTTTCGATAGCCGAGCCATTGGAATCAGCGCCCGTAACCTTACGGAACATCTCGCCAAATTCAGCTTCTGTTGTTGGCTCACCACGAAGCACCCATTCATTGATGCCTAGTTCTGTGAGTGCTTCTGCTATACTCATCTTATTCTCCTATCCTACTAAGTATCCGCTAAAGGTTGCATAACCACGCGTTGAATCAGCATAAAGATATGTACTAGAGTGAGTCCCATAATGAATAACGTCATTAGCAGCTAATTGTAATGTAAGATTTATATTAGCTGGTAAGTACTGTGTGTCACTAGAGCCTGAAAAATAAGCGTAATGTATAGCAACGATATTATTGTTTTTATACAGATAAGAAAAATAACTGGCTGGAGTGCAAGGAGCAGCAGCGGCGTTGAGACAGTAAAACCCTAGTACATCAAAATGATAAATCCCTGCTATGGGAGCAGTAAATTTTCCATCACTAGTATTATAACAACTTCCTACATCGTGGTCTTCATTATTAAAGACAATAACACCCGTAGTACCGCTTCCGCTTCCAGCAGTTCTGTATGCGCTAAATGCTGGTCTTGCTGGTGTGAGTATACGACCACTGCTATCAACAGTCAGCGCACTATTACCGTTAGTCGGGTCTTGTATTTCGGAGACTTTCAGGATGCTTGTCATTGTGCAATCTCCATCAAGGTCATCGATGATTCTGTATTATTGCTAGACCAATTGAACTGCAAATTTGCGCTTCCAACTGACCCCTTGCCATAAATTTTATAAGTACGAGAAGTTCCAGCCGTTGTTGCGAGTGGGTCAACAATGTTATGCATAAGTTTAGGGCCAATCATTTCGTATCGTTCGTTAAAATAAATGTCTTGCCTATTTCCTATTTGATTTGAGGTAGAATCTCGATACAATCTTGTCTCATACCAATCAGCGCCATTGTAATTGTTTCCTAATGAAAGATTCACAATAACGTAGATTTTAGACCCTGTTACTTTTGGTGTGATTGTTGTTGCAATGCCCGTATATTCAGTCGAAGTGGTCCCGCTAACTACCTGATTAACTCCATGCGTTTTGGTTACAACTTGAAGTATATGACCCGGAATAACCACACCATGACCGCTGGTCTTCTCAACAATGTCATCTACAAAGAGCTTACTCATTGTGCAATCTCCGTAAGAGTCAGTGAGTAAGAACTGCTATCGTGTACAATTCTTACATTGCCGCCACCAGATGACCTAAAGTATGGCTGGTATGTCAATGCTGCTGTGCTTGTTGCTGTGTAGCTCCCGCTAAAAACATTAGGATGCCATCTTGAAGCAGATTGAATGCCTATTTGATAATCTTGCGCTCCCGCCATAACAGC